TGATGCCATTCCTTTACGTGCCCGAAACGATGGCTTATGGCAAAGAACGCCGCAAGTTTATCAAAGATTGGTTTAATGCCAATCCCGATGGACAATATCATGTTAACCGTAAATATCGTCCCCAGGTCAAAAACGACCCAGACTTGAAGAAACTAATTCGAACAGGATTTTTGAAACAAGTTCGTGGCCATATTCGGCGAGGCGCCGGTTACAGCTATCTAGTAAAAGTATGAATGAATCATCGTCGTGGAGTCATTTACCCGCGGCCTCGCACATCGACCAACTCATAGCGTAAACAAACAGGAGTAGGCAATGAATAAACGAATGGAAGAACTGCTGAAACAATCTGGTCTACAGCCATATTACGAGTCGCAGCAAGGTGATATCGAAAAGTTCGCCGAGTTGATTGTGACAGAGTGTATGTTACTATGTTATCACAATGATGATATGGATCGTATTGAAAAACATTTCGGAGTTGAAGAATGAACAAGCGTAAAATCACTACCAGAGTTATCCTCGATGGTGCCGTGGATCACACTTATACACAGATGCGTCAAGTATATACCGATGCTAAGGGTGAATATGTAAATTGTGACCGCAGCAAGCGTTACATTGTCAATGATAGTTTTGACATTGTTTATACCACTGGTCGGGCAATTACGGTTAATGATATGCGAGATTCATTGGTGAAATCAGTAGACATCCTTGGCGACCGATAAATCGTTTTGGGTATATAATATATACCTAGATAGTAGATACAAATCAAATGTTTTATTTCTTGTTAATTAAATGTAGAGTGTATTAAGTGAACGACAGAATTAAAGAACTACGCAACCGAGCACAAAAGTGGGTTTTGGATATTCCGACATCTTTAAGTCCAGCGGAGTTTGACGATATGTTTGAAGAAAAATTCGCCGAGTTGATCGTGCGGGAATGTATGGAAGTTGTCGAAAAACAATATGGAGGAGGCAACGGGGATGGTGTTGAATGGGACCGAGCCATTGATTTTACTTACGAAGATATGAAAAAACATTTTGGAGTTGGCAAATAATCAGTTTGCTGCTATAATACAGCTACAGTAACAAAACAGGAATTGAACTATGAACGACAAATTTGCAGCATTCAAAAAGAACTACGACCAAGCAATTGAGTCGATCAAACGCTTTCTGGAACCAGGAAAACACGAACCCCAAATAAACGGGTTGGTCAAGTGGATGATGGAGACTGATGCCAACCCATATTCATATCTCCCAGAGAATTGGGCAGGTTGTACTAAATCAGCCGAATCTTTTGCCAGTCTGTTGCACGTGATTCACCACGCTGTTTATGACGACGGTGATATCAGTTTCGTAACAGTCAATGGTGAGCCGCGCATTGTGTTCGCGTGGCACCACGAAGATAACTTCCGCAACTATGTGCTTTCTGAACAAGAGAAGGACCTGGAAAAACGATGGTCATCTAAATATGCTATCGAAGTATTGGAGATTGAGCCCGACGAGTTTGGTCCACTGTATGATGCATATTATGCCAAGCAGATTAAACGCTGGTTTATGAACGATGCTGAAAGTAACACGGTCGAATATGCAATCGAGCATTACCAAAAATACAAACTATTCGATATAGCCTGGATTGTTGAATTTGAAAAAGAACATCTTGGAGTTGAAGAATGAAAGTTGAATATAAAAGAACTGTTTACGAAGAACTCGATCTTAGTAACGATACCGTTAATGATATCACTATTCGACGTTTGTACCGATTTCTTGATGGTGGTGAATATCTCCGAGAAGAAAACGGTAAAACTTTTTTAAAGATGGACGACCCACACTGGAGGCACGGCTCAGTTAGTGAGGTAACAGTGCGAGAAGCAACTAAACTTGACATTGCAGTGTGTGAGGTAATCAGTGCTATACAAAAAGAATACAAACGAAATGTATTTAAATTATGAACAAACGAATTCAAGAACTTGCTATCGAGGCCGGGTATAAAGATTTGCCCACAGTCCGTTTGGCATTTAACGACTTTAACAAAGAAAAGTTCGCCGAGTTGATTGTTAGGGAATGTGCTAGGGTTTTGACTCAACATGGAACTTATTTTTCCGGTGAAGGTGAACCATATCATTATGCGGCAAGTTTGATTGAAGAACATTTCGGAGTTGAAGAATGAACGAACATATCGAGAAGTTGGCCAACGTGTGGGCCAATCGTAGATCCAAAGATGAAAAACTAGGAATTACATATACCTTCAGTGAATCTGCACTAGAACAGTTTGCCAAACTGATTGTTGAAGAGTGCATGAACATCTGCGAACAGCAACGCAGAAAGATTTTACAAAATCCCAATGATCCCAGCTGGACCGAACATCTTGCAGAGTGTCAGATAAGCATGAAACAAATTTTTGGAGTAAAATAATGAAAGTATTAGTTGACAGAAGCCTATTGAGAGAGATCTTGGAGAGCCGTGATAATATTCTCGGACTATCTTGGCGACACGCCAGAGCACTCAAAAAACTACTAGATCAACCCTTACCTACTCCCGAAGCGTATGTAGAGATATACAATAACCGGCCCATCTGGACCTACAATGGCTACGCAGGCATGGGCGCCGGCACATATGTTAATAAAGAAACCAGTGTTCAAAAACTGCTTGTGGATAAGAGTTTTATCTATGAACTACTAGAACAGCAGTATGCTATTCTTGGGTTCAAAAATAGCGTAACACTAAAGTTAAGCCAAATAATAGAAGAGGATATATTAACTCCTTATCAATATACTGTATTCTACAATAGTCGTTAAATTGAAGTCATAGCGAAAAACACTTCAGTCTAATGTTTTCTGTACTAGTTTATGTGACATTGTCGAAAAAAGATTTACAATAAATCGTTTTAAGTAATTTGATACTTAAACAGTTAATTAAAAGAGTTGAAAATGATCAAGTACGAAGATGCAGTTTGGAAATTGGCTCTCTCCAAAGCTAATAGTTATTATGGTGGTGACCTGATGCCACAATCTGAAGGTGCTCATATTGTAGCTTGGATTTTTGAAGTTGACTGTGAAAAAGTCCACAAAGACATTGACGAAGTTTACGAAGCAGCCTGCAACAAGGTAATTCACGGATGAAAATAAATATACAAGGAGTTCATTATGCCTAGCCCACGACGAGTTAGCCAAATTCTAAAAGGTAAAAAACCACCAAAGCCCAAGACTGTAAAAGCCATGGCTCAACGGGTGGTACGTAAGCGTAAATAATCAGACTAAAATCACTGTTTTTAATTCATGAAAAAAGGTTTCACACTCATCGAAGTCATGATCGTAGTAGCGATCTTGGCAATTTTGGGAGCAATTGTTGCACCCATTGCGTTTAGTAACGGCAATATTAAATGGTCAGTGTCTGGTGGATGGACAGAGGAAAAGTGTGTAGGTGGGTTTAAATTTGTACAAGCCCGCAATACAGTGACACAGATTTTGGACGCGCAAGGACACAGCATTAGTTGTAAATAATTCTCAGTCTTTTCTTTATATTTAGAACTGTATGACTGAAAAAACTGCTTGGAGTCATTTGCCCAATGCCAAAGAAATTGATCACATCTTGAATTGTGCCTCTGACCCTAACATGTTATGGGTTTGTAGTAAATTTTATAATGGTGGTCTAGATCGAGATCGTTATTTGATGTCTTGGAATGATGCCAGAAAAAAAACAGGCGAAATACTTTTTATTGAACTTGGCAGGGCATTATTGAAACTTAAATCCCAGGAGTTGGTTAGACAGTTGATTTGGGGAGCATTGGCAGCACTTGTGGCCTGGGAACAAAGTGCCCAATATCTCTACATGCCCAGTGATGAGCTGGGAGTATGGGCTGAACTAAGCTCAGATCCTGCTGCAATACTATTGTTACCAGCTGTGATTGCAGCGGAAAAATCCAAGAAATAGAACTTTTGGTTGACAATAAATCCCGTCTAGTATATAATTGATACTTAGACAGTTAACTAACGGAGCAAATATGTCTGAATTCAAGTCCTGGGAAGAGCTGAGTGTTTTGGAGCAAATGGCTAGCCAGTACTGGGATATGTACAAAGATGCTTATGGCATCCGTCCACGTGGTATTGACACTTCCAGCTGGACTGAAGAGGATTTCCTGTCAGAATTCAAAGCTTTGAGCCGCATCATTGATGACAATGCTGCCCAGAAAGAATTGTATCAAGCTCAGGCAATTGCCCGAGTTGAACAGCACATTGCCGACATTATCAAATTGGGCGCAAAGACCCGCGAAACTGCTATCAACTGGCTTCATGATGCAGAGGGCAGCAACGGTGATTGTGAATACTTGTCTTACCTGTTGGGTGTCCCCTACCGCTATTTTAGCAAATCTGCTTGAAAAATAGATTTGACGTTTAATCCAATACGCGCTATAATACATACATACAGTAACAAACAGGAGTTAAATTATGTCCCAAGCTATCGTTCGCATTGTCCAGGGTGTTTATCGTAACCGTAGTGCTGCTGGAATGTGTTTTGAGCTTGTTGAAGAGTTCAAAGCTACCAAGAAAAATAGTTTCGTTACTGTTCGCAATGGCGGCAATTTTCCAGATTTTCCCGAAACAATCCGTATTGCAGTCTCATCGCAGAATGACTACGAGTTTGTTTCCGATATCGAAAGTCATAAACCCATGCAAAATCGTCAAGAAGCGGTGGTTGCCGCAGTTAAAGAAACTGAAACTGACGAGCAAGCCATTGCTCGAATCCGTGAGCGTTTCGAAATTCTCACTGAAATGTCCAAGGCTGCAACTAATGGCGATATTCGCGCAATGATTGTCAGTGGCCCTCCTGGTGTGGGCAAAAGCTTTGGTGTTGAACAAGTTGTTGAGCAGGCTTGTTTGTTTGATCAGATTGCAGGCAAGAAACTGCGGGCTGAAGTGGTCAAAGGTTCTGCTACTGCCCTGGGTCTTTATTGCACCCTGTACAAATACTCTGACCCCAATTGTGTCTTGGTCTTCGACGACTGTGACAGCATTCTCTTGGATGATGTTGCGCTGAACCTGCTCAAGGGTGCACTGGATTCCGGTAAAAAGCGTAAGATCAGCTGGCTCAGCGACAGTAACATGCTGCGTCGTGAAGGTGTGCCAGATAGTTTTGACTTCAAAGGCAGTATTATCTTCATTACGAATTTGAAATTCGACAAGATGAAGTCACAGAAACTGCGCGATCACTTGGATGCTCTGCAAAGCCGTTGTCACTATTTGGATCTGACCTTGGATACTATGCGTGACAAACTTTTGCGAATTCGTCAGATTGCACAAGACGGTGAATTGTTTAGTGACTACGATTTTGATCAAGTTGTTCAAGATGAGATCATTGAGTTCATGGATCAAAATCAGAACAAGCTTCGTGAAATGTCGCTACGTATGGCATTGAAAATTGCCGATCTTCGTAAAAGCTTCCCCAACAACTGGAAACTGATGACGAAGACTACTTGCATGAAAACTGACTAATAGTAACTTCTGTGCATTTTGGTACAGTGTGATCACTTACCAAAATGCCGAAAATATGTTTGGTCAATCAGTTAATATTGGAGATTAATATGACGTTTCTTGAAATTTCGGCAAATGTAATGACTGCGGTCTGTATCATACTGGCAGGTAGAAATAATGTACATACTTGGTGGACGGGTATTGTTGCATGTATCCTGTTTGGTTTTTTGTTTTTCGATTCCAAACTCTATGCTGACGTTTCTCTGCAAGTGTTTTTTGTTGTAACTGGGATAATTGGATGGTATAACTGGGCGGATTCGAATCGAGCATTTGCCAACAAAGAGCATATTAAGAGTATACAGATGTATACTTTGCTAAAATATCTATCAATTGCATTAGCAACTGCACTGGCCTACGGCGCTATTTTGCACCACTATACCGACGCTTATGCTCCTTGGATTGATTCTTTGGTATTAACATTTAGTGTAGTGGCACAATTGTTGCTGATGCGTAGATATCGTGAAACTTGGATGATCTGGTTGTTTGTTAATTCACTGAGTGTGCCAATGTTTTACTCGCGAGAACTTTACTTGACCTCGGCTTTGTATGGTGTATTCTGGGTCAATGCTATTATTTCGCATATGCACTGGAATAAACTTTATGCTGAACAAAAAGCCAGTGTATGATATTGGATTGGTAGTGGGTAAATTTTGCCCACTACATTTGGGGCATGAGTTGGTGATCAACACCGCTCATGCACAATCAAAACAAGTGGTGATACTTAGCTATACCAGCAAATCTTATTACCCTGCCAGTCATCGACGGCTCTGGCTTTCTACATTGTATCCCGATGCCATTGTGATTGTGCCAGAATCTGGATTTCCTGATGATGACGATGAAGCAATAGTACACAGAGAATATTGTAGGTCACTGCTGGCCAAATTGGGATTGATGCCAGACGCAGTTTTTGGATCAGATGAATATATACCAGGATTTGCAAGATACTTATCAGCTTTTCCAGTGGTAGTAGATCAAATGCGTAAACAATTTCCAGTATCAGGCACCTCATTGAGAAATGGTGAAAAAGACTTTGAAAACTGGACTAGCAGTATTGTAAAGCAGCCACTGGCTAAAACAGTATTATTTATTGGATCAGAAAGTTCCGGTAAAACCACATTGTCAGAAGCCTGCGCCAATCATGACTCACTGAATTCATCCTGGGTACCAGAATACGGGCGTGAAATGTGGCATCGACGACAGGGCAAACTGCAATTTGACGATATGTTGGAGATTGCAAGAAAACAAGTTGCCTTAGAGGAAACAGCAATGAAACTACAAGCCAATGGCTTTGTGTTTTGCGATACATCACCTTTGGTAACAAAATTTTATAGTGAGCAATTATTCCAAAAAGTTGACCCCGAGCTTGACGTGCTGGCAACAAGAACATACGATTATGTTTTTTTGTGTGCAAGGGACTTCCCCTATGTTGACGATGGTACTCGCGCAGGAATAGAGTTTGGGGTTAAACAGGAGCAATATTATAGGGATAATTTGACAAATTATCATGTAGTGGGTGGCAGTGTCTCTAATAGAGTTCGCACTGTTTTTGATGTGTTAAGCGGCGTAAAATTATGAACGCACAAATTCGAGAATTTGCAAAACGATGTTATATCGACACCTATGGAGTAAATGGCGAATTACTGAATCAAACATTTGATGAAGAAAGGTTTGCACAAATGTTGTTGACTGACGTAACAGCCATGGTCACTGACTTGCAAGGATCATATGAAAACATGCGTAAGATTTCGCTACCGGACGAGCGTGAAATTTATGCCGAAGGTGCAGCAGCTTGTGATCTAATTAAGTTCAAAATTAAAACTAAGTTTGGCGGCAGCACCAATGATATCTAAAACAGTATTGTGGAAAAAAGAAGTTCATCTAAAACTGGACAATAGTTATAAATTCGTCGAGGAATCAGATTTAACTTTGGTCTATACAGAGTTTACTCAAGATTTGGAAAATGCAGTATAATGAAATCATGAAAGAAGAAGATCTAATATACCGATTAAAAAAACGAGCAGAGATACGTAGACAAATACCCACAAGAAAAAGTGTTATAGAGGGCACCAGAGATCGCCTCTCAGACCTACTGGAGGAAGCAGCAGAAGAAATACAACGGCTACGCATTCTAATAAACCCTGAGGCAAACAATGACATCACTGAATGACTATTTTTCCACTAGGCGTTATCTGGGCAAGTATAAAATTGGAGACAGAGTATTTGGTCGCTGGAACCAAATCCCTTTTATTGGTAGTGTGGGCAACGACAGCATCGTATCTGAAAATTCTGGCCCAAGAATAACCATTACTTTAGATCTACCAATAAAGTTCCAGGGTAGACTACATCATATATTAATCGTAGAACACAAAGACGTTACACCACTTAAACAGTTCTGACATCAATACCACCTATTAGGTGGTATTTTTTTGACTTTTAGCCACGGTGTCGCTATAATACTGCTATGATATATAATTTTATCTTCGTTGAAGAATACATTGAATTTATAGCCGGACTTCGTGACATTGATGGAAGGGCACATTCATTTTTATCATTTTCGAGTCATCATAAAGATATTAATCTTGCTAGATATGATGCTGATGTAGTCAATAGTCTTGCTCAACAAACTCTTTACAAAAAAACCCCCTATACCGACAAGCAAGCAGCACTGGCTGTAAAATTAATAAGCAATTATAGACGACAATTAACTAAGCTAGGAATTCAAGTTCCTGATGTCTTAGACCAATTTAAATTTGGCATAAGGCTTTATGATAGATCCAAATCGATGTTGTTGGAGGATAAGCATATTGTTGTTAAGTTTCCCTACGATGAAAATTTGGTTAACATGTTTCGTGTTCAGAACAAAGAGGGAACAGGGTCAGTACGTTTTGATCATATAAAGAAGATTTGGGTTGTGACATTGACAGAAAATATGGTTAACTGGGCGGTTACACTGGGGAAACATCATAATTTTGATATAAGTTCTGATTTACTTGACTTATACACAAGTGTGCTGGAGTCTGAAGTTATTGGGCATAAAATTGAATTACAGCAGATTGGTTCTAAATATTCAATAACAAACGCAGATTCAAACCTCATTGACTACATTGAGGAAAACCTGGGCGGGTTTGATTTGTCTAACTTATTAATTTTAGCAGACAATGCAGAAACTTTGGGTTATACATTGTCTGAGGAAATCACAAACAAGATTACGCACCAGTATCCCGACAAACTCATGGACTTTATTCTTAAAAGAAAAACCTCTTTGAAGCATGACGGTAGTTATCTTGAAGAAGTTTTGATTTATGCTCGTCAAGTAAATAGATTGCCCATACATGTTTACGATCCCATGGCTAATAAACAATTAGACACCGATGAAGTTAAATACTTAAAACAATCTTTTGGGCCTCCTGCACTGAGGCCAAAGTTACTGGTAACCACCACTCCCATTATCATGGGAAACAAAAAGCAATCTTGGTTTACTAGAGCTGAAAAAATAATACATATAACACGATGAAACAATGCACTATAGAAATAATTGATGAGGTAAATTGCAAACTGACGGGATTAGACTTACAGGCCAAAAAGTTTTTGGTCAATAAGTTCAAATATGAAATACCTGGTGCAAGATATCAACCTGCTGTAAGATTGGGACGATGGGATGGTAAGATAGCATTTTTTCAGCAAAGTGGCTCAACTTATATCAATTTGTTACCTGACATTATTCCCTATCTCTACGATCAGGGCTATGAGTTAGATGTCCTAGACCAAAGGGTGTCTTTAAATAAATTTGAGTTTGACAAAATACATGAGAATTCATTTGCACATATTAACTGGCCACCTGGACATCCAGCTGCTGGTACTCCCATATTGATAAGGGATTATCAAGTTGAAATTATCAATAGGTTTTTAAACAACACCCAATGTTTATCGGAAATTGCCACTGGATCCGGGAAAACGATCATGACTGCCGCACTGAGCGCAAGTGTGGAAAAATATGGTAGAAGCATTGTCATTGTGCCAAATAAAACATTGGTAACACAGACTGAATCCGACTATATTAATGTGGGACTAAATGTGGGGGTGTTTTTTGGTGATCGTAAAGAGCTTGACCGTACTCATACCATATGTACTTGGCAAAGTTTGAATAATCTGTTAAAACTAACACAGACGGGTGATACTAATTTTACTATCAATGACTTTATTGATGGAGTGGTTTGTGTTATAGTCGATGAGGCGCATGCGGCAACTGCCACAGCCTTAAAAACTTTACTGACTACGGTTTTTTCCAATATACCCATACGCTGGGGACTTACTGGCACTATACCCAAAGAGGAATATCAAGCTGTAAGCATTAAATGCAGTATAGGTGAGACTATAGGTAAACTGGCGGCCAGCGAATTGCAAGAGGCTGGTCATTTGGCAAACTGTCATGTTAACATTTTACAGTTAATGGATCACGCAGAATATTCTAATTATCAAAGTGAATTGAAATACCTGACCTCAAATCCAGAACGAATAGCGTATATTGCAAAGATCATTGATCGCATCAAAGATACAGGTAATACGCTAATACTGGTCGATCGAATTGAAACAGGTAAGATGTTGCAAATAGAATTAAGCAACTTGCACAGTTTGTTGGGTGACAAACCAGAAGTTGCTTTTGTTTCAGGTGTGACCAAATCCAAAAATCGCAAAGCTGAATACGATGAAGTGGCAACTGCTAACAATAAGATTCTAATAGCTACCTATGGGGTAGCCGCGGTGGGCATTAACATACCTAGAATTTTTAACTTGGTTTTATTTGAACCAGGCAAAAGTTTTACTAGGGTAATACAAAGCATAGGTCGTGGTCTTAGAAAAGCCGAGGACAAAGTTGCAGTTGATATATATGATATAACAAGTTCATGCAAATTTTCCAAACGGCATTTGACAAAGCGTAAGACTTTTTATAACGAAGCAAATTATAAGTTTTCAATAGAAAAAATTTCTTGGAAATAAAAATTGACTTTTACCTGATAAAGATTGTATAATAATTAAAAAGGATTCAGATTGAGATTACTAACTTTAGACAACACCAGCTATGAAATTTCCGAGATACCCGAGGAAATTGACGATATTAGATTTTGTGTTTTTGACAATTCAGATGTCAAAGAACCAGACTATTTTTTTATTCCTTTAATTTTTTTAGAAAGTTTTAATAGTCCGGCTTTGGTATTGAAGATAGGTGACAGTATTATTAAAATGCCCATTGATTGGCAGTTACTTATAGGTGAACAAGACGTTGGTGACTTGGAAGTAGTTCCATTAACCAGTTTAAATGATCGTGGATTTAGTGCTTTTGCATTCAATCCATTGACCAGTTTTAAGCCCAGTTTTTTATCTGTAGAAGTTGTGGACATTTACCATGATGTAAAATGGTATTTTCCCAAACTTAAACCTGGCCAGCTTTTGGCTGTGCCCTTGGAAACCGGGGTAGAAAAACCTCTGTGTGTTTACTTTGTCAAAGACATAAGTAGATACAGCGAAATAATAAACTACAGCAAGGCATGGTAAGGTATGTACACAGAACATGAAGTTTTTGAAACATTGACTCGATTAGTTAGGATTTACTTAGAAAGCTATCCTGATGATCGAACTGGTTTAGAGCGTTTCCTTCGCTGGGCTCATTCTCAATATGGCTATGAATATGGGAAGTCTTAACCCCAACGCCACATATATTTATGAGCGAGTGGATAATACCATTTATCGTCGTGAGACTGGATCGCTAAATCGAGAAGTGGTGGGGTATGACCACAGAACCTATGATGGGCGCCCATTGATTGACCATATACGCGAAGATAAATTATGGAACGATATACGTAGACTGGCTCGAACTAATATAACATTGCAGACAGAACTTGACCGTGTTATAATGCTGTATTACCTTTGTAAAAAAAATAAGGATGATTGATGACACAGACGAGCTTTGACAAATTGGGTATTAACAATGAAATGGCAGAACTTGACAATAAGAACGTCAATTTTTACGATGAGTTAACCGATGAGGAGAGAAAGAAATTTTCCACTTATCTAATGTTAAAATATGCGGCCAATGTTGAGGGTAGCCCAGAACTACAGGAATGGTATTTGCGCGCCACCAATGAGCGAGTAAACACGAATTTCTTTGACCTAGGAAAGCATCCTAAATTGCAATGGTTAGCTTGTACCACTGTTAGTCCAGGCATGGGTAAACAGCGGCATTATTGGTTATCTCCCAAGAAAAAAGAAGGCAGTAACACCAAGGCGGTTAAATTTTTGTCTAAGATGCGTCCAGATTTAAAGCAGGATGAATTAGAATTACTCAGTGAAATAAATGACATCAAAGATTTGAAATTGATGGCTCGTGAAATGGGAATGTCTGATGTTGATATACGGCGTGATCTAGGATGAAAGATGTGGCAGCTATTTTAAAATTAGTTCAGGACAGTGGGGTCTCTCCCAAGGCCAAAGAACATGTTTGTCAGTTCTGTCAGAGGGAATTTACCAAACTCAGTACACTATCAACACATCTATGCGAGCCCAAACGTCGGGTTCAGCAATCTCAAGAGGTGGGGGTACAACTTGGATTTCAAACCTTCAATCGTTTTTATCAAATGACCCAGGGTCCTGGTAAAGCTAAATCCTATGACGATTTTATTAAAAGTACTTACTATACTGCATTTGTAAAATATGGCAGATATCTAGTAGATATCAAAGCTGTGAATGCAGAAAAGTTTACAGAATGGTTATTTAAAAATAATAAAAGACTGGACGACTGGTGCAAAGATTCATTGTATTCAACTTGGCTTTTGGATTTTATCAGCAAGGAAAATACTCAAGACGCACTGGAACGATCTCTTAGAGTCATGCAGGAATATGCTGACAACGACAAGATATTGGAAGAAAATTTTACCAATTACTTTAAGTTGGGATCCAGTAATCGTATATGCCATCATATTACCCATGGTAGAATTAGTCCCTGGGTAATTTTTAATTGCAACACTGGTATAAACTGGCTTGAGGGATTATCAGAAGAGCAGCTGGGCATAATTATGCCCTGGATTAATCCTGAAGTTTGGAATAAAAAATTCAACATTTATAAATCCGATGTACTTTGGATAAAAGGTATTTTGTCAGAGGTGGGATTATGAAGTTTACCAGTGATATTGACATAGATTTCGGCGATAGATCTCAGGCTTTGGGGGTGCTTGACCATACCCCGGCCTCTATTCTTAAAGATGGTGTTTTGCATAAGCATGCCACCGGTGTTTATGTAACAGCTATTCCTGTAGATCCAGAATCTGGCCGAGCTGCTTTAGACTATCAAGAAGCAGAAAGACGTGGGTATTTAAAGCTGGATTTTCTTAATGTTTCAATCTATCAACAAATTAAAAATGAGCAACATCTATTAGAATTAATGAATCGTGAACCAGCTTGGGATAAGTTATATGACCCCGACTTTTGCAGTAAGTTAATACATATTGGGTCACACTACAATACTCTTATAAAATTCCCCGAAGCAGTGAATTCTGCCGGGAGATTGATGATGTTTATGGCTGCAATTAGACCAGCTAAACGTCATTTAATTGGTTTACCTTGGAATGAAGTCGCCAAGACAATTTGGGATAAATCAGAAGATGGCAGTTATGGATTTAAAAAAGCTCATGCAGCCGCCTATCAAAATTTGGTAGTTGTACATATGAATTTGCTGTCAGAAAATTAGCTTACTCGTCTCACCAGGGTAATACTGCGTCTTTTGGATCTTCTTTGTGCTGATTCTTTAAGACTCAGGGCTGGTCCATAAATTATTTCTACATCTTTACTGTTAAAAGTTTTCAAAGTGGGTCTAAATTGGGCCCAATCCTGTTTTAAAAAGATATTTATGGGTATTTGCCTATTGGATTCCCACCACCAAGCTTCACCGAGATTTAAAAATAATATTTTTTGACTCTCTGTTTTTAAAACCGCGAAATCATAGACACTGGTTATTATGTCATCAATGTTTTGAATGATACCCACGTATTCATTGCCCCCGTAGGTCAAATACGAGAGAAAAGGGTGATCTTTTAATAAATTTTGATAATGTAAATCCACAAAGTTATTTATCTTTGGTTTTAAGCCAAATCTTAAACTGGGATAAATACCTAATGCAACAAATAAACGCATATAGTTATGATAACGCGATCTTAGTGCAATATGACATAGATCCTACGGTTGAACAAAGGAACAGAGTAGTGTACACACGAACCCTAGATATATACAAAGGTGTAGACAATGTACTTAAAGTAAAAGTGCAAAATGCTGACCAAAAACCCATAAACATAGCAAACTTGTCATTGAGTTTTAATCTAGTAGATGCTTATGTAAATGCCAACGCCACCGTAGTGCTGAGCGCTAATGTTACTGTTACCAATGCCAGTGCTGGCCTGGGGTCAGTGACCTTGACCAATCTTGATCTAGTCCAATTGGAACGAGAGCAATACAATTATAATATAAAAATAAACAATGGCACCGCCAACATTGCAGCTTATGTGGGCGATAATTATAATGCCATAGGACAAATAAGACTTATACCCAGCGCATATCCCGTTAATACTCCAGGGTTAGATTTGGGACAAGTTGGTGATGGATATAACAGTCTAATCGAAGATTTTGGGAACATATAATGAGTAAAACAGTTCAATGGAAAAGAGGAAACACTGTAGAAAATAGCACTTACATTGGTCCTCAGGGTGAGATCACTATTAATACTGATAATTATGATTTACTAGTTCATGATGGCGAAACCCCAGGTGGTCACCCTGTTTCAAACCTGATTGATACTGTGGCAGTTACTTCCATTACCGTTGGGGTAGGTTTGACTCAGACCCAATCAGTGGGTAATGTTGGTATTGATGCAACAGGGGTTCAAGGAGTTACAGGGACACCCAATCAAGTAACTGTTTATGATGCAGGCAGTAAAAATTTAACACTTAGTTTGCCTCAAAATATTGCAACAAATTCCACTGTGACCTTTGCCAATTTGACTATAACAGGAAACTTAACTGTTAATGGCATAACTACTTCTGCAGGACAGTCCACAATAACAAGTAAAACAATGACGCTGGCCAATACTGCAACTGATTCAAGTCAAATTGATGCCGGTGGTGTAATATTGGGTGCGAATGCTTTTGCACGAAGTATTCTTTATAATTTGGTCAATGACAGATGGGATACTGGAGTTGCCGGATTAAAGACTTCAAATTTAACTGCAAATACCAGTGCATTGGACATTTTGTATGTAGCACGAACTGCACATTTTGGATCTAACTATCTGGGATACGATTTCGGTAATTCTGCTATTCAAATAGATGGTAATGTTAATTCATATATGCAACATGTGATTAAAAATCACAGCACTGGTACTAAAGCCAGCAGTGATTTGGTTGCTGTGAATAATCTTGGAACTGATGATAATTATTATATAGACATGGGTATAAATTCCAGTACCTATGCTGATCCTGCGTACTCAATTGGTGGACCAAATACTGGATACTTATATAATGTTGGCGGAGATTTAACACTGGGTACAGCCAGTGCTAATACAAAATTAATCTTCCACGTTGGTGGCACCCAAAGCAATAATTCCATAGGTACAGCAAATACCGCAGGATTTTTCTTAACTAACATTACAGTATCAAACTTAAATTCTACCAATTTGACTAATACAGGAGCAATAAGCTCTTTGGGTAATATCACAGGTAACTATATACTGGGCAATGGGTCACACTTAACCGGAGTTGGAACAGTTACCAATGTACAGGGTACAGGAACAGTTAGTGGGATAACTTTAAGTGGTAATGTAACAAGTTCTGGCAACTTGACATTGAGCGGATCAGTATTGGCGGTTACCAATTTAACCAGTGGCAACAACATCGTTTTATCTGGATCTACAGGCAATGTAACTATTTCCAAGATAAATGGGTTACAATCAGTGATCACTGGCAACAATTCGGCCACTGCTACATTGTCTATAGAAGACCAATATTTTGGTACTATAAGATCTGCTACAGGCTCATGTGTCGTAACATTACCAGCAGGGTCTACCGTACCCATTGGCCGTCAGTTTATAATCAAAGACGAAGGTGGGTCAGCTGGTGCAGGGTCTAAACGTATCACAGTGGCTACCAGTAATACTGATACTATTGATGGCAGCGCTTCAGTGGATATAGCTTCTAATTATGGATCAATGACTGTTTTATGGACTGGGGCTCATTGGAGTATAATATAAATCGGTTTTGAGTATTTCTGACTTTTTGTTGATAGTAACCATTAACATTGTATTTCAAAAATGTAATGTGTATAATAAGCTAAGATGTTTAGCTCAGTTAAAGATTACACATTAAGTATATTACCGGCCAAGAAAAAGTACACTCAGGGTGGTTGGATCAGTTTCAATGCAGTCTGCTGTACCCACAACGGGGAAACTGCCGATACACGTGGTAGGGGTGGGATTATTGTAAATGCCGACTCCAAAATTTCGTATTCCTGTTTTAATTGCAAATTCAAAACCAGTTATACTCCAGGCAGAATTCTAAGTTTCAAATTTAGAAAATTTTTGTTTTGGCTAGGGGCTGATGAAAATGAAATACAGAGATTAATAATTGAATCTGTACGCATCAAAGAATTGATTACTCCAGAGGATATAAAAGATCAAGAAGAAATTTCCTTTGAACCAAGAAAACTGCCAGAAACGGCTTTAACATTGACTGAGTGGGCAAATTATTATTCTGACAATGTTGAAAACACTGTACACTCAGATTTTATGGAAGCCTTGAACTATATTGGCAGTAGGGCTATCAATTTAAAAAACTATGACTTTTATTGGTCGCCAGACACTGAAGAAAGGCTAAATCGAAGAATTATTATACCATTTGTTTACAAAAACCAAATTGTGGGATACACTGCCAGAGCTATAGACAACTCAATTAAACCCAAATATCTAAGTAATACCCCCAGTGATTTTGTCTTTAATCTAGATCGCCAAGCGGTAAATAATAAGTTCGTTATAGTCAGCGAAGGCCCCATGGATGCAATGAGCTTAGATGCAGTCAGTATTCAGGGCAATGAAATTTCAGATAACCAAGCAGAATTAATTGAGTCATTGGGGAAAGAAGTAATAGTAGTTCCAGATTTTGACGCACAGGTTAATAATCGTGGTCGAAGTGTTTGGTCTGGCCAACGTACCATAGAACAGGCCATGGAATTCGGTTGGAGTGTAAGTTTTCCAGTTTGGGCAGAAACATGCAAAGATATAAATGCTGCGGTTATAAAGTATGGCAAACTATTTACATTAAAAGCGATTCTAGACTCTAGAGAGTCAAACAAATTAAAAATAAAACTATTATCTAAAAAATATGAGTAAGGAATATTCAGCAGACTTGCAAAAACTTTTTTTGGAAATGATATTGCAGGATCATGGCAGTTACATAAGAATACAAAATATTTACAATCCTGAAAACTTTGACAGAAGTCTAAGGTCCGCAGCAAAATTTATCAAAGATCATGTTGATGACTACAAAGCCATGGCTTCAATTGAGCAAGTCAAAGCCGTAACAGGAGTAGATTTAAAGCCAATACCAGATTTATTAGATAGCCATTATGAATGGTTCCTGGGGGAGTTTGAGAGTTTTACACGCAGGCAGGAACTTGAACGTGCGATTTTAAAATGTGCAGACATGTTGGAAAAGGGTGAGTATGATCCTGTGGAAAAAATTATCAAAGATGCAGTTCAAATTAGTTTGACCAAGGACATGGGTACAGATTACTTTGCTGATCCACGAGCTCGACTAATGAAACTCAAAGACAATAATGGTCAAATCACAACAGGCTGGCCCACACTGGACAAAAAGTTATATGGCGGATTTAAGCGTGGAGAGCTTGATATTTTTTGTGCAGGGTCAGGCGGTGGAAAGAGTTTATTCTTAGCCAATCTTGGAGTCAATTTTTCTTTAGCCGGTTTAAATGTGATTTATTTTACTTTTGAGCTCAGTGAAGAATTGGTGGGTATGCGTATAGACTCAATGATCACTGGCATTTCCAGCCGGGAGATTTTTAAAAACTTGGATGATGTTGAGCTAAAAGTTAGGGTAACTGGTAAAAATGCAGGCGGAGTTCAAATTAAGTATTTGCCATCAGGTAAAAATTGCAATGACCTTAGATCGTATATCAAGGAATATAAAGTAAAAACGGGTAAAACTCCTGATATTTTATTGGTGGATTATTTGGATTTAATGATGCCATTGAGTGTAAAGGTTTCCCCTTCTGACTTGTTTGTCAAAGACAAGTATGTTAGTGAGGAACTAAGAAATTTAGCTATGGAAACACAGTCGGTGGTTGTTACAGCAGCACAATTAAATAGGTCAGCAGTTGAGGAAGTTGAATTTGATCACAGCCACATATCGGGAGGGATCAGTAAGATTCAAACTGCTGACAATGTTATTGGCATTTTTACCAGCAGAGCGATGCGTGAGCGTGGTAGATATCAAATACAGTGTATGAAAACTCGTACAAGTTCAGGCCTGGGTCAAAAAATTGATTTGGATTTTGACGTAGATAGTTTGCGTATCACTGATCCCGGCGAGGAAGCACAGGGAACACCAGGTACACTAAAACCACAAGTCAGTAGCATTATGCAGCAAATTAAATCCAAGGGGACTAGCGACTCCAATGCAAACAAACCCTGGGAACGAGCCAAACCACGAGATGGAATAGACCCATTGGCTGGCAAATCCAGCGGAGAAATACAAAGTGCTAAGTTAAAACACTTGATCTCAAGTCTAAAAACAAATGGCTAAATACAAGTTATACGGAGTACTACCTTGCAGAAAAAAACTCGCAGCCTATTGGAAGAATTAGATACTTTACGATTGCATAAAGATCGTGAAAATCTAATAGAAAGTAGGGCCAATCATGTTATCCAAGGGGCAATCAATCTGATTAACTTTATTAGAGAAAATTATGATGCAGTTCAGTCTGAAGAATTGGAAAGGCGCCTTTTAAATAGCATAAGAGCCCAGGATCCCAATAAGTTTAGTAGAGGAGTAAAACGTCTTAAACAAGAAGGCAAAAATGAAATCAATTGAAATCATAGGTGAAGCAGGCTTTTTGAACGGGGTAATAAATAAATTCACTGCTGCTTCTGACCGTAATAAAAACTCAGCAGTTTTAAAAGCAATTGCAAAGACTGGTTATGACGATTTAACCAAGAGATTGAAGGCCAATAATTTAGATATAAACAACACAGCCAATGCCGATCAAATTAAAAAAATAGCAATAGATTATCTAAACAAATACATGACATCGGGCGAGGATCAAAAAACTGCCTCTTATATTTTGGGGAATATAAAAAGAATTAACTTGCCTTTGAATTTTACATTAGCTACATTGTGGGATTATTTTTTATCGGCAGCAGAAGCTAGACAAACGGCTAAAAGTATGGCAAATAAGTCATTGTCCGACTTTACTCCCTCAAACCAAATATTATTGGTGGTAAACCCAAAAAATAAACGTAAGTATCTCTATGATCCATCCAGCAATGAATGGAAGAGGGCAGATGACCATACCGTTGTTAACAATCAAGCAAGCATAGATTGGTTAAATGGAGAAGTAAATGCGGGAAGAGCCAAAAAAATAAACCCTACAAATGTGGTTTACAAAGTTATTAGTCCAGCTGGCGGCAGTTACTATAAAGATCCGGAGTCACAAGAATGGCATCTTGAAAGCGTCGGTGGCGATTCGACTCCATTAGAGGGTGATATTATTACCGGGGTTTCAAGTATTAATTGGTTAAATGGGGAAATTGCCGCAGGCCGCGCAGTGAATTTAGGACCAATCATATGAAGTTATTTGAAATTAAAAAGACTCCAAAATGGCTTTTATGTGAATCAGCTACAGAAAAAGCCGCACACTTAGAACACATTGAAGATTTAATTTTCAATGAGGGATATCTCGGAGCACAAAAAGCACTAAATTATATTGAAAGCATTAGATCGATGCTGGTGCAGGGCAGCGGCAAGTCCAGCAATATAACTATAAAATGGGACGGGGCGCCCAGTATAACCTGTGGAATAGATCCCAGTGACGGTAAATTTTTTGTTGGAACCAAAAGCGTTTTTGCACAGGGTGAACCTAAGATTTGTAAAACCAAAAGAGACATTAAAAAATGGTATAGTGAAAGGCCTGGCTTGGCAGATAAATTAGAATTGTGTTTAAAATATTTGCCTGGTTTGGGCATTAGCGGAGTAATAAAAGGCGATTTAATGTTTACTGCCAGTGACTTAGTAAACAATACTATTGATGGCGAAAATTACCTTACTTTTACCCCCAATACCATTACTTATGCAGTCAAAGCTGATTCGGCATTGGCTAAAAAAATGGCCAGTGCCAAGTTGGGTATTATATTTCATACCTATTATGAAGGCCCAGATATTTTGCACATGAATGCCAGATTTGGATTCAGTGTTGCAGGTTTAAATCAATCTAAAAATGTTTGGTTTGATGATGCTTTTTACCATGATTACACAGGTATAGCTAGTTTAACGCCTGAAGAAAATTCAAATCTGCAACGTGGCCTAGGTCAAGCTGCTATAACATTGAGGAAAATTACCCCTCACAATTTCAACAAGGTATTGAAAACCAGCGCCACAGCTGATAAAGATTCAGCAAACACAGAATTTTCAAAATTTGTAAAGCCATTTATAAATTCATTGGTCAATGCAGGGCAACCACTGGCCGACCCAACCAAATTCCTTAAACAATTTGTGTCTTATTATAAAGGTGAGCAGGAAAAGGCCATAGCCCAATTAAAGGGTGGCCCAGACAGCAAAGCTGCACAAGCTCGTTTGAGTAAGATCAAGGAAAAAGAAGAATTTATAGCTGATCACAGCAACACATTGTTGGGTGTTTTGGCAATATATAAAAAGGTAATAGAGTTAAAATTAATAATAATCAAAAAGCTAACCCAAATTGAAAGCTATGCCAATACCTTTATTAAAACAGATACAGGATATCAAGTAACTAGGCCCGAAGGTTTTGTGGCTGTAGGGCACGATGGTGGGGCAGTCAAGCTGGTTGATAGGCTAGAATTTAGTCATGCTAATGCAAATGCGGTTAAGAATTGGAAGAATACTTAGTCAGAAGCCCGAAATTTAGGGTCTGGCATAAATATTTACATGCGTTAAATCGCAGTATAACAAAGGAAAAACAAAATGGCAATTTTTACACGTACAAATGGTAATGCACAAAACGTAGTCAATACAGGTAACGTTGGTGTTTCGCAAGCCTCTGAATCAGTGGGTGCAGTAATAAGCACTGGTATTGGTAAGCCTGTTCAGGCATTCAGTATTAACTCTAATGTTGCATTCACATCGGCAGTGGGTACTGGCCAAGCAGTTGAAGCTATTCTTCGTGTTGTTGGTATCAACAGTACATTGCTGGCTTATCAAGTTGACTCTGCTGGTATTGGTGGTATTACCAATGGTCTAATCAGCGTTATCGTTGAAGAAAGCTCTTGGAACGCTACTGACTTGCAAGCTAACATTGTAGCTTTGGGTACAGTTAGCACTGTTAACTTAACTGGCGTCAAGGTTGCACAGCCTGGACTGAAGTTTGTTACCACAGCTGGTGCTTAATAATCAGTAATAGTAAAACTTTTACTATTAAAAGGCAACATTCTGTTGCCTTTTTCTTGACTATAAATACATGATGTCTCAATGTTGGATAGGTATAACCTTAATAGATATAACTCCTACTGGGGTAACTCGTGGCGAAAGCAAAGAGCGTGATCAAAACCGTAACTGGGAAACTGTATTACAGGTATTGGGATTAAGAACTCAGGCAATAATACTGGAAGAGCCCGCATTGATAACTGATTTTACTCTAAGTAAAAAAACATCAATATTTGGTGACTTTTATTTAGGTAGTCATAATTTATGGGCATTTCGTTTTATGAGTGAGAGAAATGATGTTTACACTTTGGATCAACTTGATGAGGATTTTGAACAAGTCCCTGTGATTCTTGGATTGGATGAAACTGCGAGATTTTTATTACCAATATTTCATAGTTATAGCACACTTAAAAACATATATTTCACATCAGAAATTGACATAAATACAGTATAACAAAAATATATCGTGAAAATTATTGAACTAACCAGCAAGATCAGTGTTCCAATTTCCAATGAGGAGCAGGATTTACTTCTTCAATTCGATGAGGAAACTCCTGTCCTACCTAAAAACAAGATGACTGACAGACAGCAATTATTGGCAAATCAATTAGTCAATAAGAATATTTTAATTCGTCAAAATGAAAACGGAAAAATCAATTACAAAAAACGCGCTGGGTAAAGTTTTAATAGATCTAGCATTTAAGCATTTAGACTCTTGGGCAAATAAGGAAATAGAGTCTATAATACAAAAGTCGAAATTTCCTATTTGTCTTCAAACATCAGACAATTCATGGTTAGTTGGGGGTTATCAGATTTCCAAACATGGCGAACATTGCTGGCCCGTAACTGTAGATGATAAGTTAGTTCACGCATTTTACAGCAAACATGCAGCTATCTATTATTCAGTTTTCACTAAATGCAATTATTTTAAATCCGCAGACGCAATCTTGGAGTTAGATCAAAAGACCGCCAAACTCAATGATGAATTACATTTTTATTCTAAGAAGTTAAGCAAATCAAAAGTCAATGCTGACCATTTTAAAATTCAACTTTGGCGCACACGACATACTGACGCCAAAGCTAGATATTTGCTGGCTAAATCAGAGCTAGATATTAAATTACATTCTGCCAAATATGCCAAACTCTGGACCAGTATATTAGAAAAATAACATCGCAGCTAAATACATTATACAATTTTGGGACCACATATTATGAATTTAAAAGAGTTAGCACCTAAAACTACAAAAAAATTAAACAAAGTTATGGAAAGTCGCTTTGGTTTTACTATTGATTATAAAAATCTAAGTTACAGTAAAGCTCAGAGATTAAATTTAGCCATCACTGAAAATTTAAATAAAATACGCAAAAGCTACGGAGTACACACTTCTGAACGCAATCCAAAATACATGGAAATGCTTATGGTGCAAGAGGGTCTTAATGCCTGGTTAAGCCAACAAGAAACGCTCATGGAAGGCGAGTTGGAAACTGCTGAAGCAGTGCTAGCGGCCAAAGACATGGTTGATTCTGTTCAGGATATGATTACTGATGCCAGTAAAATGCTCAATGAGCAATTACCCCCACTATTAGACACCATTAGAGATCAAGTTGGTACTGCACAGGCAGACGCATTTAAAAATTCAGTAACCAGTGCACTGCAAGGGTTAATGGACGGATTAAATACTGCACGTGACGCTCTTGATTCTGGTGCAAGAGCACTAGCTGGGGAGCAAGTATCTACACCTGATAGTAACATGCCAAAAGTACCGGACTTCGACGATTTCGATCAAGAGGATGATTTTTCAGCCACTGATGCTGCTGCCGGTGGAACAGAGCCCTTGGGACGAGCACGTAGATAATGCGATCTTCCGAATTTATTATTGAGGCAGAAAAGAAAGATCATGTAAGCACAAATGTGCTTACAGCACTGCGGCTCCTACAAGTTAAAATTCGTGAGGGTGATTTGAAACCCAAGGTTCGAACTGATCTAGTAATTAGATATATAAAAAATACAGGTCTAACTAGCTTTAGCTATGAAGACCTAATTGCAGCTAATGAAACGGATTCTGCAATTAAAAATATACTGTCAAACATAACTCCAGAATTTGTTACAGTCAGTACCAGTACTAAAAAGACTGTAAAGAATCCCGACAACCAAGAAAACTCAGTGGCTAATCCAGAACAAACCGTATCTAAAATGGCTAAATCAGCGATGAAACGTAGACAGAGTTGATAAAATACTGTATACTTGTAACTATGCTTATAGCCAACAAATATACTTACACACCACTTTCCAGGCAAACACAAGAAGGAAAACGAGTTTACTTAACCCCTGACGGTGAGAAATTAGCTTCGGTCACAACCATTTTAGATAAAACTGCACCTGCAGATAAAAAAATTGCCTTGACTAATTGGCGAAATCGTGTAGGGGTTCAAAAGGCTCAAGAAATCAGTACCGAATCCGCGGCCAGAGGTACTCGAATGCATAAATTTCTTGAAGATTTTGTATTAACCGGGGAATTAAAAGATCCTGGTTCTAATCCCTACAGCAAACAAAGCCACGCCATGGCCTATTCCATTATTAAACAAGGATTGGTCAATGTCAATGAAGTTTGGGGGGTAGAAGTACCATTGTATTACCCTGGTCTGTATGCTGGCACAACCGATGCCTGCGGATTGCATCTAAATGATGAAAGTATTTGGGACTACAAACAGACTAACAAACCTAAAAAGGAAGAGTGGATACAGGATTATTTTTTGCAACTGGCCGCCTATGCCCTAGCTCATAACAAAGTATATGGTAGCAATATACGTAAAGGGGTAGTTTTGATGTGTGTGAAACCTCAAGACTCTGCTACTGGCACTGATGTTCCTGTTTATCAAGAGTTTATTTTATCATCTGATAAATTTGATTATTGGGCGGATTGTTGGTGGACAAGAGTCGAGACTTATTACAGATTTCATGCATAAATAAGAACAACAAGGAATAAACATGGCCGTAGTACAAATTTCACAAATTAAACATCGTAGGGGTCTTCAGTCAGATTTACCACAGCTGGGATCAGCTGAATTAGGTTGGAGTCTTGATACTCAGAAATTATACATTGGTAATGGTGACTTGTCTGAAGGTTCACCCGAAGTTGGCAATACTCGAGTGCTAACTGAAAAAGACTTACCATTTGCCAATAGTGCAGTGGTTAGCCAAACTATATCAAATAATACTACAGCAAATGTTTCACTTTATCCCATTGCGCCCTTGAACAGTTCATATCCCGGAGTTATTATGAATTATGTAATAACTCGATCGGCTAATGTTAGAACTGGCACTTTGAGAATAAGCCAATTAAACAGTAAACTGGCTTATGATGAAGAATACACTGAAACTGGCAACATTGGATTCACCTTTACGGTGACTCAGATTTCCAATACCTATGCACAGCTAAGTGCAAATACAACTAATACCGGCTATGATGCCAATTTAAAATTTAGTTTTACAACAGTTACTTTCTAAATATATCATTTAATATCTAAGATGTGGAATTTAAAACCCGACGAAAGGCTTCGCCATTGGCAAGATTTCAGACAATCTATCAATAAACAATCATTCACTGAGGCATTACATACAACCCAACATCTTTGGTGTTATGCTCCCTATGTGGCTCATTATTTAACCACCGATCATATTGAAGAATGGCCTGGCCCTTGGGAACTAATTTACGAAAACTACTATTGCGATCTTGCTAAAGCACTGGGGATAGTGTATACTTTATATCTCAGTAATCATAAAACCGACCTGGAGATTCAAATTTTCAGCGATGTAACTACCAAAGAACAAATCAATGCGGTTGTAGTACAAGGCGGTAAATATGTACTTAATTACATTCATGATGAAATAGTAAATAAAGAACAAATGCCTCAGAACCTAAAACTGATAAGAAAAATATCAATTGCTGATTTGGGTTTGGACAAGCTACAATAAAAGAGAATCAATAATGGAAATTCAAGTAATAAAAAGAAATAACAAAAAAGAACCACTGACCATTGAAAAATGGCAATCCCAAGTGGCAAAAGTTTGTCAAGGAATCGCTGATGTCAGTCAGTCAATGATTGAAATTAAAGCTCATCCCCACTTCTATGATGGTATTACCACCAGAGACATCGATGGTATCACACTTAGAGCTATTGTAGATTTGATCGATGTTGAATCTAATCCAGAAGTAGGACATACTAATTATCAGTATGTTGCTGGTAAACAACGATTAAGTATGCTTAGAAAAGATGTATATGGCACATATGCTGTTCCACATATATATGAAATTGTAAAGAAAAATGTCGGTGTAGGATTATATACCCCTGAACTACTTGAATGGTACAGTGAAGATGACTGGAATAAAATGGAACAGATCATCGATCACGGTAAAGACGAGCAATATAGCTATGCAGCACTTGAACAACTAATCGAAAAATACCTAGTAAGAAATCGAGCAACAAAGGAAATTTATGAAACTCCGCAAATTAGATACATGGTCGCGGCCGCTACTATATTTCACCGAGAAGAACCGAACTCAGCGAGAATGCGATACATCAAAGAATATTACAATGCAGCAAGTGATGGTCTTTTTACGTTGGCTACTCCTGTCCTTGCCGGGCTGGGTACTCCTACTAAGCAATTTAGCAGTTGCGTACTCATTCGTAGTGATGACAACTTGGATTCAATCTTTGCTTCAGGTGAAATGATGGCAAAGTATGCCAGCAAACGTGCTGGCATTGGGTTAGAGATTGGAAGACTACGACCCTTAGGCAGTCCTATTCGAGGGGGTGAAATCATGCATACAGGTCTCTTGCCATTTTTGAAAAAATTCTTCGGAGACCTTCGATCTTGTTGTGTTACCCCGGAGACTTGGGTAGAGATTCTAGATGAAGGGGACCATGATGACACTGACTAACATATTTGTCGAGAACAAATATTCAAAATGGTATTTCAACATTGTAAATAGGGCGAAATTTAGAAATCCAACCGGCTACATTGAGAAACATCATGTGATTCCTAGATCAGCTGGCGGAGACGATAATATTAATAATATTGTTTCCTTAACTGCAAAAGAACATTTTATTTGTCATTTGTTATTAGCTAAATGCACAACGGGTAACATTAAGTATAAAATGGTATGTGCAGTTAATAAAATGTTAATGTCAAATCAACATCAACAGAGATATGCCCCCACAGCAACTCAATATCAAATAGTAAGAGAAAATTTTGCAAGGTTGCATTCGGAACATATGGTGGGACGGTTTGTAGGAGATAAGCATCATTCTTTTGGTAAGACAAGAACACCGGAATATAGAGAAAAAATAAGTAAATCATTAACAGGTAGACCGTTATTAAAAAAGAAATGCGAATTTTGTGATAAAGAGGTGTCCGCTGGACCGTACAAAAAATACCATGGCTTGAAATGTAAAGAAAATAAAAACATAAGTGAAGTAGATTTAAATTCTAGAAATAAAACTAAAAAGAAAATATGTCCGCATTGTAATAGAGAAATAGAAGCAGGATCCTATAGCAGGTGGCACGGCAATAATTGTAAAGTTTTGAAAGAAGAACACGAAAATGGTAAAAACTAAAAAGATTCAAATAAAAGACCTATCAGTGGGTATGAAAATTAAAACTAAGACTGAGCAAGGTGATATTGTGTTCAAAGCAGTAACTAATAAATGGGACACCGTTGTTAACCATGAAGATCAAGTTCGTTTGGAATTTGAAAACGGAGTAACATTAAACTGTTCAATGAATCACCCTATAATGGTATGGTCAGAATCCGGTTCGTTCTTACAAAAGAAACCGAGGGAACTTACTAGCGAAGATCGAGTACTTACGGAAGGCGGATTTACTCGACTGCTGGTCGCCGACTTTGCCCAGCAAAACGATACGGGCTACATTGACATTACAGTAGAAGACACTCATACGTTTTTTGCTTCTGCTAGTAACGATGGACCGATGGTACTAACTCACAATTCGCAAGGCGGAATTCGCAATGCTAGTGCTACCATCACATATCCCATTTGGCATTATCAGTTTGATGATCTAATCGTATTAAAGAACAATCAAGGAACAGAAGAAACTCGCGTCCGTCACATGGACTACAACGTAGTATTATCAGCATTCTTTTGGCGCAGATTCAAAGAGCAAGGTAATATTACTTTCTTTGACCCTAACGAAGTTCCTGACTTGTACGAAGCGTTCTATAGAGACATTGAGTTGTTTGAAAAGCTGTATGTAGAATATGAGTCACGTACTGATATCCGCAAGAAAACAATGAGTGCAGAGGAAGTATTTAAAGGCGGTATTCTCAAAGAACGTACTGATACGGGGCGTATCTACTTAACATATATTGATAATGTACAGCGCCAAGGACCATTTGATACTCTAATTGATCCTATATATCAAAGTAATCTATGCCAAGAGATTTTACTTGCTACTCGTTCCTTTAAACGACTAGATGACGATACTGGCAGAATTGCCTTGTGTACCTTGGGGTCGATGAATTGGGGTGCTTTCCGTAATCCAGAAGATATGCGTAGAGCAACAAGGATACTACATCGAAGTCTTAATAATATTCTAGATTATCAAGACTTTTTGAGTATTCAAAGTAAACTTAGCAACGACGAGATTAGACCACTGGGCATAGGTGTTACTAATCTTGCATATTTTTTCGCAAAGCGAGGTCTTAAATACGGTGAGAAAGATGCACTGGCCGAAGTCAAATCGTTCATGGAACATCAGGCATTTTATCTAACTGAGTCTAGTGTTGAATTAGCAAAAGAACGTGGCAAGTGTTTAAATAGTGATCGTACACGATATGGACAAGGTGTGTTTCCTTGGGAATTACGTGCTAACGGAGTTAACGATCTAACAG